TCTCCAATGGTCACTGACCAGTCCAAAGACAGTCCGTTTAAGATCCGACCTAAACCGATTCAATGACAGATAAACCCAAAAGACCCAAGAAGCTCTTGGGGGCTACCAAGCCCAGAGTTCACAGCCCATTAATTAAGGGCAAAAGTAAGGGTCAAGAGATCGCAGACCTTGCAGAAAAGATTGGGGTACCGCTTTTACCTTGGCAGAAATTCGTGCTAGATGACATGATGAAGGTAGACTCAAAAGACCAGTTCATAAGAAAGTCCACGCTCATTTTGGTTGCTAGGCAAAACGGCAAAACTCACCTAGCGCGTATGCGCGTGGTCTGGGGTCTTGTTTATGGCAATGAAAAGANNATCATGTCCTCAAACCGCTCTATGGCTCTGGACTCGTTTAGACAAATATGTCAGATCTTTGAGGATAACGATTTCCTTAAAGCCTATGTAAAACAGATAAGGTATGCCAATGGAACAGAAAGCATCGAATTACTCAACGGAGCTAGACTTGATGTCGTGGCAGCTACAAGAGATGGCTCTCGCGGTCGAACGGCTGACTTCCTATGGATTGACGAGCTGCGAGAGATCAATGAAGAAGGATTTAGAGCAGCTACTCCTGTCACAAGGGCTAGACCAAACTCTCAAACACTGTTTACAAGCAATGCAGGGGATGCTTTTAGTACAGTCCTTAACGACATGCGAGAGCGAGCCATGTCGTATCCACCTAAATCATTCGGCTTTTATGAGTACTCAGCTCCCCAATACTGCAAGATAGAGGATCGCAATGCATGGGCTCTGGCTAACCCCGCAATGGGGTACACAATCTCGGAGGAGGCGATTGAAGAAGCGATTGCGACTTCACCTATTGAAAACACTCGTACAGAGACTCTTTGCCAATGGATCGACTCCCTAAGTAGCCCTTGGCCGCATGGCATCCTAGAGGAGACTAGCGATAGTGAATTAACTATGACAGTAGGAGCTTATACTGTGTTTGGTTTTGATGTCAGTCCGTCTCGCAGGAATGGGTCACTTGTTGCGGGGCAGTTACTCCCAGATGGGCGGATTGGCATTGGAATCTTAGAGACTTACAGCTCTCAGGTAGCAATAGACGAGCTAAAGATGGCAGCAAGTATAAAAGCATGGTGTGACATCTATAAACCGCGCTTAGTCTGCTTTGATAAGTACGCTACTCAGACTATTGCAGACCGATTGGCTAATTCTGGGGTAATTGTCGAGGATGTCTCAGGACAACAATTCTACAAAGCATGCGGTGACCTATTAGAAGGCTTAGTCAATCACCGAGTAGTCCACAATGGTCAGGCAGAGTTTATCCAGCAGATGAATAACTGTGCAGCTAAGGTCAATGACTCGGCTTGGCGTATCATTAAGCGCAAATCAGCGGGAGACATCTCAGCCCCTATTGGTATTGCTATGGCGGTATCAAAGCTCATGATCCCTCCACCTAAGCCCCAGATTTATACTTAGACACGCCCTAGCATATTGTCTAATTGCTTGACAAATGCTACACTTTATGACTATGGGTCTATTTCGCAAAGCTGAAGCAACATCTAATGAGAATGAGCGTTCATCGCTAAAAGCGCAATATGCCCCACAAATTTTGGGCGATCAATTCCTGCCATATAATAACTACTACACAGTATCTTCATTAGCTCGTCAAGATGCTATGAGTGTGCCAGCAGTTAAAAGATGTAGAGATTTAATTGCGGGAACTATCTCAGGGATCCCGTTAGAATATTACAAGAAATCTACAGGTCAGAAGATCGGCTCACCTCGTTGGGTTGAGCAACCTTCTCTAAATCAGCCACGCTTTGTAACTATCTTGTGGACTGTTGATAGTCTCTTAATGTATGGCACAGCTTACTGGCAGATCAAAGAAGTTTATGCCGAAGATGGCCGCATGGCTCGCGCTGAATGGATTGCCAACACTCGCGTAACATTCGATACAGATTTTCCTTCTACAATTGTTACTCAATACTATGTAGATGGAATCCCTGTGCCAATGTCTGGTATTGGATCACTGATTACATTCCAAAAGGATGAAGGCATCCTTAATACTTCTGCTCGTACTATTCAGAGCGCGATTGATATCCATAGAGCAGCGCACATAGCTGCACAAACTCCAATGCCTAGCGGTTACATCCGCAACAATGGTGCAGATTTAGATCCTAAAGAGGTTAGCGGATTACTTGCAGCATGGAAGCAAGCAAGACTTAATCGATCAACCGCATATCTCACATCCACTCTTGAATATCAGCCGACATCCTTCTCACCTAAAGAAATGATGTACAACGAGGCTATTCAGAACCTATCAACTGAGATCGCTCGCGTGTGTGGAGTACCTGCTTACTATTTATCAGCAGAGCAAAATACATCTATGACTTATGCAAATGTTCAAGATGAGCGCCGTCAGTTTGTATGGATGATCCAGCCCTACATTTCTGCTATTGAAGCTCGTCTATCTATGGATGATATTTCAACTGTTGGACATTATGTAAAGTTTGCAGTAGATGACACATTCTTGCGAGTAGATCCAATGGAAAGATTGCTAGTAATTGAGAAAATGCTTTCCCTTGGCTTGATTACAACTGAACAGGCTATGGAAATGGAAGATCTTTCCCCTAATGGAAATGAGATGGAATAATGGAAACCTTGTACATTGAAGCATCATCTATTGAGTGCAGCGAGGAACGCAGAGAAATCTCAGGCAAGATTGTGCCAATGGGAACAGGCGAGGTAGGCAATACTAACCTCGGTGCGTATGTCTTTGAGGCAGGATCTATTGAGATTACAGATCCTTCTAAAGTTCGTTTGTTATCACAACATAATTTACAAAAGCCAATAGGCAAAATGATTTCAGCAGAAACACGAGAAGATGGCATTTATGCTGTATTCCGTTTAAGTCGCAGCACAGCCGGTGCAGATGCTTTAATTATGGCACAAGAAGGATTAGTTACTGGTCTTTCAATTGGTGCAGAGATCAAAGCATCAAAGCCATCACGCGATGGTTACACAGTCGTTACAGCGGCCACATTAAAAGAAGTTTCTCTAGTTACAGAGCCAGCATTTAAGTCTGCTCAGGTATTAGAGATAGCAGCAGAGGAAGTTATCCCTGTTGTAGAAAATCCAACTACAGAAAGCGAGACAGCCGTGGAAGATACCACTTCAGCAGTCGAAGCAACACCTTCAGTAGAGGCAGCGGCTGTCGAGGCTGCTCGTCCTACTGTAACAGCAGCATATTACACAAAGCCACGCATTGACACAGCTCCAGAAGTATTTTTGGAGAACGCAATTCGTGCACAGTTCGGTGATGATAATGCTCGTCAATACCTAGCAGCAGCATCAGATACAACAACAACTGAGGTTGCAGGTCTTGTGCCTACTCGTCAATTGACAGAAATCATCAACAACAAGAGCACTTCAGGTCGCCCTTCAATCGATGCAATTTCTTCAGGCACACTTCCAGATGCAGGATTTAAGTTCCAGATTCCTCGCGTTAAGGCTGTTCCAACTGTTGCAGTAGCAGCAGAAAAGGGAGCATTCTCAGATACTCAGGTTGAGATCGAGTACCTAGATGTAACAGTCGCTAAGTATGCAGGAATGCAACTATTCGATGTTGAAGTCCTAGATCGCACATCACCTGCTTTCTTTGCAGAGCTACAGTCACTTATGGCAGATGCTTACGCTAAGGCAACAAATGTTGCTGTACGCACAGCACTACAAACAGGTGCAACAGCGGATGCAACAGCAATCACACTACCTTGGGATGGCGCAGAAATGGCTGGCTTTATTGCTCGCGCTTCTGATTCTATCTACACAAATACACTTCGCTTTGCAACAGGCGTAATTGTTTCACCTACACAGTGGTCAAACATTATGGGAATGGTTGATTCAACAAACCGCCCAATCTTCACAGCAACCAACCCAATGAACGCGGGCGGATCTGTTTCACAGAGCCTACGCGGAAACCTACTAGGACTTGATCTCTATGTAGATTACTCACTAACAGGTGTAGCAGATGGTTCAATCGTGGTAGTAAACCGCGATGCTTACACATGGTACGAGTCACCACGCCTACAGCTACGCGCTGATAAGGTCGGTACAGGTCAGGTTGAAGTCGGTTACTACGGCTACGGCGCAATCGCCACAAAGGCAGCAGCAGGCGCGTTCAAGTTCAACAACGCAGCATAAGCTAGCCCACTAAGTACGCTCTAGGGGGTAGTAGCCCTCTACCCCCTAGAGTCTTTAGAAAGGAAATCATGGCACTAACTACAGTCTCAGAACTCCGCAGCACTCTCGGAGTTGGTACGCTGTACCCAGATGCCACCTTGCAGGAAGTGTGCGATGCTACAGATGCAGTCCTACTTCCTATGCTATGGGCTAACACAGAGTTTGCTATTGGTCATGAAAATGTTGGCACAGTAGGTACATTATATTTTGATAAGAATGTTGAGCAGGTTTACTATGTAGGTCAGAGCGTTGTAATCACAGGCGCTGGTTCACACTTTAACGGCAACAAGACAATTACAAGCGTTCATGGTCGTACTATTACAGTTACCACTACTCATGTATCAGATACGCCTTATCACCCTTTCAATCCTTTTGCTACAGTCAAAGCATCTACATACCAAGACTGGGCAGAAGATCCAGCAGTACAACAAGCAGCTTTAATGATATCTGTTGAAATCTGGCAAG